TGTATTTCATAGTTTTTTTTTTTTCAAGCAGAAGACGGCATACGAGATTCCTCTACGTCTCGTGGGCTCGGAGATTTGTATAAGGGACAGTTCTGGTCTCTACCCTTTCGACTCCTTGTTGATTTTCTCCTTCCACGTGCTGCTGAGGAGTCACTCACCATGCTTTCTCGTTCTAATACTATATCAAAAGAAATATATTTAAAGATAATAGGGTCGTCTGTTTCAAACCTAAAACGAAGAATTGGAGATAAAATTTGTGTCTTAAATTCACCTTGTAATTCTTTAGTGGTCCATTTATGGGTTAATTGTACATCATTGATGTAAATATACCCACGACCGTCATTCTCTTCAGATTGAATATCAATGTACGTTCTATATGCATTAAGGTTATGAGTATCTCTCATTTCCTTAGATTGAATAAGTTGATGAATGGAATAACCATTGTCAGTTGTATATTTAAAATCAAATTCGTAAATTGCACCATGAGTGTCATCTGTGTTCATGGCTACCAATACATGATATTGGTTTTCACAAATTGATGTAACATTATAAGGGAAAATCCATTTTGCATAACCACCAGTCCAATAGTGGTATACAAACATTTCACGCCCACAGGAGCCACTTACCACCATTTGTTTTGTCCTTCGCAAGTCGGATATAAATGGTTTAGTAACATTACTTTTTAGTTCTGGGTTGATATTATCACCAATATCCATAACATTGAAGTTAGCATAAACTTGAGAACTTTTTACAGATTTTAAACCACGAGTAGAAACAAATACAATATCAGAGTTAATATTATCACAAGCGTGTCTACTTACTACATCAGAGTTATTTGCTAGCAATGTAATAGACCACTCTTCTGGTTCGTTTTGAACGTCGTAAATATAGCCATTACTTTTAAAGACTAATACATCAGAAGCTAATTCAGCTATTGCAACAATGTCGCCACCATCACCATAACCTACATTTACATCTTTACGTGCAGAAGCATCATTACTATTTTCATTCCAGCTATTTACATCGCCAATAGCAGAATAAATAAGTAAATCAGAGCCAGTCTTAGCTACTACTACACGAGAAGAACGTGTAAATACAATATCGCAGTTAGGACTACCGTCAATTGTTTTAAGTGCTTGATAATTGTATTCTTGTAACTTAGAACCACTTGCAATAAGTAAAGAGCCTTTCCATTTACAACAAGAAGGGCGTTCCGCATCTCCATTAATTTTACCAATCAAGACTGGTTGTTTGCCAAATTCATATCTGTATACTTCTTTATTTTTAAGAAATACGAAGAAATCATTCATTTCGTAGTCATTGTATACATGAGTAACAGTAGAATTGAAAGAAGCTAGAGGGGCACTGAGACCCCTCCGTGTTCTTAATTTGCTACCTACTACATCGAATTCCATGTTTTCTAAGCGAACCACTTCATTGTCTTTGATAAACTCAGGAGACTTGGCAATATTCATGCCACCAGTTAAATCATCTAATTTAACGGTAACAATTTTTTTAGTTTTGCCACGTTTTTGAGCCATATTGCCTCCTAACGTAATCCATATTGTTGAAGAAACTCAAGTTTATCAGCAGGAGTTTCACTACGTTTTTTAATGTATGTAGAGTATCTATCCCAATCATGAGAGTTTTTAAAACTGTCATATGCAGAGTCTAATACAGAGATAATGAGTTTACCTCTCCTTGATACATAGTCATTAATTGTAGCACTTGTAAATTGACTTATTGGTATAACCTGTGGAGTATCCAGTACAACAACTAATTCGGGTGCATTACTGTCAAAACTATTTGGTAACACAGGGAATTTTTTTAAATCCTTTCCTAAGTATATTCTCGTAGATACTTGTACAGCCTGCAAGGCAAAATCATATAAATTAACAATTTTAGGTAGTACAATTGTTTGTGTGTTTCCACCACCAATTTGACTATTTGCGTCAGTGAGTTCAGGTAAATATATAGTTTTGATTTTCCCATTGAAAACAAGGTTCCCACAACTCTTTAATTTAGGTAAGTTTAAAATTCCGACAGTTGCCCCATTTAATATATCAATACATGAGACCATATTAGGGGCAGAAAAATTATTTACAGTGGACAATTGAAGTATTTTCCTAGAGTTAACAGATACTACATTAAGTAATGAAACATTGTTAAATGTAATACCCTGTCCAAACCCCTCAGGGAGTGTAGTTGCAGTATCTTCCCAATCTATTTGTTTTGTTTTATATAGAATTGATTGAATGATGCTTTGCTCATTAGTGCCTGAACTAATACGTTTTATCTCATCAGGAAATTTAGAAAACTTTCCCTCTGATGTGACACCCTTTTCTGTAATAGCAGATGCAATATTATTTTTAGTCTTTTCTAATTCTTGAAAACTTACAATAACGCTTTGAATATCCATAGAACCTCCTATTGATTTAATCTGTCCACAGCTTCTTTAAGTGCTGTTAAATCAGCTTCATATTTAGTTTTAGAGATGAATGTATCATCTATTTCTCTTTTAGTATAAAGAGTTTTAGAAGCTGCTTCAAAATCTTTTGTTGTTAAGGCAGAGCGAGAAGTTGCACCGTCCCACCATGTAATACGACTAGCAGATAATGCTAATGGTTTATCTTTATGACCAACCTCAATACCATTGCCTCTGGAAAGTTTAATTAAACTCCATTCAGCACCAGATGTATCTTTACCAGTAAGTGGAACATTATTATCTAATGGTGGAATACTTGGCGGCGTATAGTTAATATTGTTGAAATATTTAGTGTTAGCACTATGCTTGTACACTTCAACCTTACCATTGTTATTGGCTGTAAAATATACCTCACCATTAGCAATAGCAAAATCTTCTACTTCCAGTGCAGATGTTACTTCTGTATTAGTAACGCTACTATCTAAGTTTTCGATGATATAGCCACCGGCAGAGAATACAATGCTCTTACCATTGTACAACGCACCATTAGTATCTTGGTTAGTAGAGATAATTGGCACAGTTGTAGTATTTTCTAACACTCGACTTTCGTTGTAATACTGGACAGTACGTTGTTTAGTGGTGCCAGTATATAAGATAGAAATAAACTTATTCGCCGTTTTATCGTAGGCTAAGTTAAATACCTTGTTAGGGAAGTTTACCGTACTTTCAATAGCCATATCAGTAGTCATAACAGCTACTTGGTTAGGATTTACAGCACCATTAGCGACGTAGATTTTGCCTTTGTAAGCACATAATGTATTACAATGACCTAATCTATTCTTATCTGTGAATGTTTGCTTAGACATTAAAGTAGAGAAGTCAGCATTGTATTTATAGAACACTTGTTTGGTATTGTCATTATTCACACAAGCGATATAGAAAGCATTAGCTTCTTCGCTATATGTAAAGCCTTGGCATTGGTTTACACCACTATCCAAAGGAATTTCTAATACCTTAACAATGTTATCTGCACTCTTAAACAATGTAGGAGTAGAACCTTTAAGACTTTTAATGAAGTCAGCTTCTGTTCCTGTATTACCAAGTTCTAACCAAGACTGATAAGCACTTTTACCAACATCACCTTTAGGACCTTTAATATTACCTAATTTAACTCTTGGCATTACTGACCTCCTTCCCAGAAACCAACAATATCTAAAATATAGCGTTTATTGGCACCTGCTACACCCCAACCTTTGATATTACGTTGGTTAGGTTCTACATAAACACTATTGTTATTGGCATCAACAGATACTTCAAGTAATCGTTTAGGTACAGGAGAACTAGCAGGTAGTGAACACAATACCCCACCATTACCAGAACCATTACCAGTAACTTTCATATCTAAGTGTAATTTGCCAAAGCCCGTGGCAGGATTGTATTCAAGATATCCCCTGCCATTGCCTGCGGCTCCTGCCTGTGCTACGCCCCACACAACGTCATATATTTTGATTGCATTAGTATTTGCAGCATTAGGTGCAACTGCATTACTAGGAGCAAGGTTAGAGTAAGCAATATCTACAAACAAATCACCATTTTCAGCAAGTGTAAATGTTAATTCTGGTTGTGTACCATTATCACCTTTTTCACCTTTAGGACCAGCTGGACCCGTTAAACCTTGTGGTCCTCTTTCACCAGCTTCACCTTTAGGTCCGATGTTACCTTGTGGTCCTTGTGGTCCTACATTACCTTGCAAACCTTGTGGACCATCTACACCTCTAGGACCTTGAGGTCCTGTTGGACCTATTGGACCCTGTGGACCGATATCTCCTTTATCGCCCTTAACGCCAGACATAGTAATGAGGTATTCCATTATATTGCCATTTTTAACGAATACTTTACCATTATCGGCATCATTAGAGCGAACCATAACTAGGCTATATTCAGAGAACGTAGAAGCGTTGTTATGTACAGATGCTACAGATGGTTGGATAGAGCTGATTTTAAAAGGCTCTCCTCGTTCACCTCTTGGTCCTTGCAAACCAGTAGGACCGATTGGACCGATAGGACCTCTTTCCCCTTGAATACCACGAGGACCTTGAGGACCTGCTTCGCCACGTACACCTTGAATACCTTGTAAACCTTGTGGACCAACATTACCCTGTTCACCTTTAGGACCAATAGGACCACGCTCACCTGCATCACCTTTCGGACCAGTTAAACCTCTAGGACCTTCTGGACCCATAGGACCAATATTACCATCTGCCCCTTTAGGACCTGCTTGACCGCTGTCTCTTATTACACATCTCCGAGCCCACGAGACGTAGAGGAATCTCGTATGCCGTCTTCTGCTTGAAAAAAAAAAAAAACAAACAAAA